TAGCATAACCATAACCAAATATTCCGTTAGAGTTTCCTTTGTCAGGTACATCAGCAACAGCATCATCAAAAGTAGGAACCCAACCTTGTGTTGCGTTCATGTAAGTTATACCAACTGCCACACCATCTGTTCCGTATTCTACAGCAAAACTGTCATCATCACTTTGATAGTTCAAACCGTTTGAATCTATAACAATACCATAAGTTCCCCAAGTTCTAGCGTAGTCGCCAAATATAATTGTATCTCCAGCACTAGCCGAAGCTGGTAAAGTAATTGTACAAGCATTTGATGTTGTATTAATCCAATATCCGTTTCCAGCTACCGCAGTCATAGTTGACCCTGTTTCTACGGCTTGCCAGGATATGCCAGCCGCAAGATCTTCAAAAGCTGCCGCCACTCCAGCACCAGCACTGGTTAAGACCTGACCATCTGTGCCAAGTTTGGCTATACGATCAGAGCCTCTAATATTGAGCTTGCTTCCTACTATGCCACTCATAAATTTTATTTTCTTATTATAATGTTTGATCTAAATAACTGATAACAACATCCACATCTCCTGTACTTCCTAATTTAGCTGAAAGCACATCGGTTGTCATAAGAACAATTCTTGTCGTATGTTCAAAAGTTTCATTAGCTCCTAATGCTTGCTCTGAATAAATTTCATAATCGTTAGCACCAGCATCATCTCTGACATAAAGATCAAAAGTTTCAGCCGCACCAGCCGTTTCACAAATAGATATATTAAGTATCGTATAAGTGTGTCCAGATGCTACCGTAAGTAAATCTACTTCACTGTTTGAAAGTTCTTTAGTTAGGCTTACTGCCATTACTTCACTTGCCATGTTTTCCTCCTATTGATTTAAAATTAAATATCATACTTAAAATCCAAATACCAATGTTTTTCCTGTACTTGAAATATAAGGGGTCATCGCTGGATTAGCAGCGACAGTAACCGTATCGGTTGCGGCAGCAGTCGTTGTTATTCCATTTCCAGCCGCTATCGTTGCGGTATTGCCATCGACAATAGATTGTCCAGAACCAGACGTTCCAGATAATGTAAAGCTAGACATTGTACCCTTGGTATCTATCTGTGTTTGAGCATTAGAACTCAGACTATTTATATATTGAAATTCTGCATCCGTTACAGAACCATTCGCAATTTTTGTTGCGGCAATACTATTTACCGCCAATGTAATTGTTCCAGCCGAAGTAATCGGAGAACCTGATACAGTAAATTCGCTTGATCCTGCATCCGAAACAGCTACCGATGTTACCGTTCCACCTGATGTTGGAAAAACCTGTGAATAAGTAATGGAAGCTGATCCAATCGAACCACTGTCGGTAGTACACAGCCACATACTATCTTCATTAGTTGTTCCTTGTTTTATTAATTGAAGTTGTCCAGCTAGTTCAGCGACAGTATCGTATTCTGGATCTCTTGAAGCTGTGCCTGAAGCAACAACTAAATAAATTCCGTTTTCAGTATCGGTTGACTGATTTTTAACCAGCACCCTGTCATTGGTTGCTAAAGTTATTCCATCTAGTGTATCACCATTTTCTAAATCGGATGATAAAGTTATAGCGGCAGTCGTTGCCACTCTACAAATAATTCTTGTTTTTAATCCGCTAACCAAATCATCAACGTAAGTTTTGGTTGTTACGTCTGAGCCTGAACTTGGTGCTGACATTCCTGTAACTGAACCACCTGTAATAGCAATACTATTAGCGGCTTGGGTTGCCACCGTTCCTAATCCTAAAGACGTTCTAGCTGTTGAGCCTGTTTCCGCTACAAAATTTGAACCATCACCTACAATAAAATTACTATTAGTATTTGCTAAAGCGGCAATGTCCGTTAGGTTTGCACTGGTCGCAATTTTAGCATCTATTTGTGTTTGAACATTTGAAGAAACACTATTAATATATTGTAATTCTGTATTGCTAACTGTTCCGTCTGCTAATTTAGCTGCATCAATTCCTGTCGGAATAGAATCATTGGTATTGGTTAAAACACCTAAATAAACAGAAGTGAGTGCACCTGAGGTTAAAGTAGTTGAATCCCAAGTAACATTAACGGTAGTGTTGGTAGAAAAGGAAGTGCTTGAAATTGTGCCATACAAAGTCGCAGCCGTATCAACAATTTGAATTCTACGCTTGGCATGATAAACCGCAGTTACATCAACACCATCAATAGTGAAAGCCGTTCCTGAAACATACGTTGCCGTATAAGAACCTGAACCATCTCCATATTCAATCCATTGAGCATCGTTAAACCAATCTCTAGTATTTTTCATTAATGCTCTGATAGCATTATTCAAATTGCTAGGTAACATTCCTTCTGCTACATTAATGGTATTAAGTGATGTATTATCGGCTTGGGTTGTTGAATAATCTTTTATATTTGTTGTCATTTATTTAATCTATAAACCATGAAAACGCTTTAGCATTTTCGTCATTATTTTTATTTATTAAAACATTCACCGCTTCTTCTACTTGTCTTTGAAAGAACTCTTGGTGTTCCATACTATAACGAATATTGTCTATATTAATATCTGTAGCCATTATCGTTGTCCTGCTCTTGATGCAATAAAATCAACACCTTGTGCATGAGTCCAAGTTGATCCTGCAGCAATTTTAACATTCGCCCTAACATATCTTCCTGATGATCTTACTGGTACTGAACCGCTGGTTACCATTGAACTATAAGAAGATGTAGTAGCATCGTTTGCTAATCGTTCCCTTGTTGTAATTGCTACGGTTGCCGTTGCATCTACAATGGGTCTGACTTCCGTTATATCTGATCTTAATCCAGGAAACAACTCAATTTCTTTTGTTTCAATTTCCACATCATTACTGTTACCAGAAAAAATAGCCGCCTTATAATCTCCATCGATAGCTCCTAAATATCTTTGTCCTCCTAACCAAAAAGCCGTATCTAAAGCAATATTAATATTATCCAAGTTTGAAGATATTAAATCCATTGTTTCTACCGTATAAGCTCCAACGAATTGAGAAAAGATGGTACTAGCCGTTGCTTTAGCAAAAGACCATTTTTCAGTAACATAATTATAAATTAATAATTTATCACAAATTCCTGTGGTATTCGCTTGATTGTCCGCACTTGGGTATAACCAAATCGCTAAAGTATTAAAAGGATCTACCGCAGCTACGATTCGATCTGAAAAGGCTTTATCTAAATCTATATCAAAAAAACGATTAACTTTTTCAGCTCCAATCGGTTTTATGTTATCTCCTTGTACTTCAAAGAAACCATCATCAGCATAAAAGAAAACCCTTCTATTATCTTGACAAACTGTTTTTCCATAAACTGCACCTCTGTTCGGTGAAACCACAGAAAATCTAAATACGGTTGAGCCACCCACATAATCCATACGAACAATTTCATTTTGTCTAAAAATATAACCATACTCCCCAGAAGTAATCGCTACAATCTGTCCACCTGAACCTGGTAAGTCTTGACTGTCGGCTTGTTTTGATCCGGCTGTCCAAGTGGTAATATCATTAATTCCTGCCCATTGAACTCTATTAGTTGCTCCACTAATATTTCCTGTTATTAAAAAATCTCTTATCACTCCTGAGGTTCTGAATAAAGGTGGAGTGCCATCCGTTGCAATCGCTGAAAGATTAGCAAAGTTTGTTGAAGTTCCCATTAAATAATATTGGGGTGTGTCCACTCCATTACTGACAATGAGATAATCTCCAAATTGAGTAAAAGTAAAATAATCGGTATCGCCTCCGGTTAAACTTGATTTTCTTGAAGTAAAAGTTCCTGAAGATAATTGATAAATGTCTGTTTTAGTTGCAGCAAAATTATAGCTAGTATTATCAGTGGATCGAAATGAACCTGCTGCTTTAGATAAAGCTCCAATATTATTAGAACTATAAGTAGTTAAGGAAGGAAAAGGTTTATAACTTCTAGCAGCAAAATAAACATTCTTTGCTACATTCGCACCTGGATTCATAAACTTGGGTTGATCCGGTAACCATTCTCCAAAAGGTAGTTGCATCTATTTCCTATTCGTTGTTACTGACTATTACTTTACCTTGATCGGCAAAAGCACCAGCCACCGTTACGTCTGATCTAGTTTGTAATGGAGATCCACTCCATTGATCTTCTCTGTCATTTCTTTCAATTCGTTCTAATCCTGTTTGATAAAGTTGTAGCCAATTCTGTAATTTAGTAGGATCAATTCCTCCTAAAAAATTAGCGGCATGATAAAGGCTACCGTATAAATAAATTCCAGGATGATTTTCTAAAATCCAATTGGTTGCGGTACTTCCTGATAAGGGAGTAATCGCTTTATAATAATTTAAGGTTGATGTGTAAGTTGTGTCAGGCGTTGGAGCAAATCTAAAATTGGTTCCTAACAGGGTATAAACATTAGGTCGCCCAGTCGTAGAACCTCCTTTGATTTGGTCCATTTGAGTTGGAGCCATATAAGTTAGAGAATATTTTACTGCACCTTGAACAATATAAAAATCTCTGACTTGTAAAAATCCTGTGGGTACAGCTACCGTTTCATCATCAATAGAAAAAGCTGCATCGGAAGTGAGCATGGCTTTAATTCTTAATTTAGAATTATATTCCGCTTCTACCAGTTTAATAAAATCATCACCAATCTCTGTCGTTAAATCAGAACGGTTCAGCCAATTTGCGACTGCTGCTTTTACTTCGGTATAAGTTGATAATGCCATTATAATCTTCCTGGTGCGGTTCTAAAATATCTATATTCGTTGCTGTTTAGTTTTTCTTTTAAAATTTTGTTTTGTATTTCTTTAGGTAAACTAAGAAAATTATTGGTTCCATTATATTCTTTTGCCCAGATTTCCAAAGCTAATGTAGGAATAGAAGCTACTCTTTTAAATCCTTTACTTGGAGAATAACCATCGTTTTGATTATAGAGTTCTTTATTCGTTTTTAAATGAGAATCAACATTCAGTTCTTGTTTAATTCCAATTTTTTCATCAAGCTCTTCATTGATAAAAGTTGTTTTCATTAAACCTTCAACTTGTGTTTCTTTTTTCATTTAACCTTGACCTCTAGTTTTTTTTCTCTTCGGTATGCGTTTAGAATACGACTTCGCATGACGACCTGGTCTTTTTATTCTAGTTTGCTTAACATGAACATACCCATACGATCTGGGTTTAGCCATTATGACGTTAAGACAGTAACACCTAATATACCAGTGCCAGTAGCAATAATACCTGCAACTTTATCGCCTACATCAACTTTTATTATTTCTATTACATTAGCAGGTAAAAAAGTGCTGCTAGTTGTTGCTGTTGGGTTACTCCCTACAGCATAATAAGTATCTGTATCAGCACAAAGTCTTACCCAGAAAACTCCACTTTCAGCAGTTCCCAAAGCAGCAGATTGTGCAGACGTACCTGATGTCGCTACATTTGCCGTACTGGTTTGTTGAAAACCATAATTGTACATTATTTTTTTCTCCTATTTAATTTGTGAGGGTGGAAAAACCGCTAGGTCAGAGCCACCCCCAATTTTGTTTATACTATTTTCAAATAACAAATACTATCTTCTAATAATAAATGTTACGACACATTCACAAGCTGTAGCAGATGCACCATCAGTAATCATTTCGATAGTACCGTCTTCTGAAACTGTATTTAAAGCAGTTGGCTCAGATGTATCTACATCTCCAGCCGCAGACCCAGACTGGGTAACTGTTATTGCAGAGTCAGTCATAGCCACTCCACCAATTTCCCAAGTCAATGCTGCGTCAGCCGTTGTAATCGCATTTTTAATTGAAGTAATAATTTTAATAACCCTTCCACCATCAGGAATAGGAACAAAAGTTGATCCTGCTGTACTAATAGTAGTAATTTTTGAGGTTACAAAATAATCGTTTAATGTTCTCATTATTTATCTCCATCGTTCCGCCCATAATCCAATCTCAGGGCTTCAATGTTAATATAAATGCAAGGGGAGCAGATTTTTTAGATTACTCCCCTCACACTGTTAAGTATTACGAAGTAGTTACGTCTGTAACCAGTCCGCTTGATAGTTCATTCTTCGCTTCAAGAGTATATTCAACTACCAAAAATCTTTGATCTGCATCAGCAGTCTGTGCAGGATTTTGAAGTTTGAAATCTCTCAAGAACGACACTGCCCAGAAATCCATTTCTAGTAAGTGAACATCTTGTCCTCTTTTAGCAGAAGTTGAATTAGCTTTTCTAATCCAACGATTCGGAATAACTTGCATTGTTCCGAAGTCAGATTCGTAAACATCGATAGAAGTCATAAGTCTTTTATCTTCTGCTTTGTCGAATCTAGTTGCTCCGCCTGTAAAGAAGGATAGTTTTTGTTTATTGAAACCATTAAGCATGATTACATTAGGGTTTCCGCCACTGTCCCAAGTAGTCTTCAAAGTTGATCGCAGTAAAGTTTCTGTGAACGCCCTTTGAGTTCCATCTGTTCTAATAGCTCCCCCACCAGCTCCAGAACCGCCAGTTCCAGCAGAGACGTTAGTTGAATACCAAGTTGGTAATCCTCCTAAATATCTTGTTGGTGAACCTGAAGTTCCTAAAGCAGCAGCCACATTAGCTAAAAGAGCATTTTCCATATCTCTTTTTAGTTCTTTTGCGGATTTTGCCACCTGGTATGCTAACTCAGTATTTCTTCCAGCTAAATTCGAAGCGTCATCTGTTCCAGACACTTGACAAGCTTTTGAAGAAATTTGAGTATAGTTGCTGACTTTGGTAGATGAAGTAAGCGTAGGATATGAAATCGTAGCTCCTTCAGCTTTCGCATTAGCAGCCACAGCAGTCAGAGTATCTGTTTGCCATGAGTGTGTAGTGTTAGTCGCTTTGTTCTTACCAACGCCTGACATAAAAGGGGTATCTGACGGTGATATATTATAAATAATATCAGCCAAATCTTCCCTTCTACCTGTTGTATTGTAAGTAGTTAATACAGCCATTTGTTTTTCTCCTTGTTGGTTGTTACATATATTTTGTCAAAAGATCAGCAGCATCTCTAGGATTACCGCTTTTCTTCAGACGATTAATTTTATCCAACCTCATTTGACTCATTTTTTCATCTTGATTAACTTTAACGCCTGGCTTGACCACTTGAGTAGGTTTAACAATTTTTTTAGCCAAATTTGGTTTCGGCCTATTCATATTGTTGCGATGACTCATGCCATCTAAAACCACATCAAATATACGACTATCATAAATACCAGCGATTTCTTTATCGTTGAAACCTCTTTGTACCATGTAGTTTCGCAAATTAGTTTGTAAGGTAGCTCCTTTAACAGGATCACCAAAATCAGGATGTTTTAATCTCACCTTCATTTGTTCTTCCCTTAAAACACTTTGAAACTGCTCATGTTGTTGAGTTCTTAGCTTTCTTTGAGCTTGTGCGATTGTTTCTTTTCTTCGCCTTATTTTTCTCTCAATTTTCGCAGCCTCATTTGGGTCTTCGTCAAATAGCTTGTCTAATTCTTTTGAATTAAGTTCGCTACTTGCTTCAGCGTTTAAAGTCGCTGTCAGATTATTCAAATTTTCTAACTTGGTTGAATAGTCTTTTGTAAGACGATCTTTGTCAGAAGTTAATTGTCTTTTTTCAATAGCCAATTCTTCTGTCTTTCGTCTATAGTCGGCATCTTTTTGATAACCTGCTTTTAGTTCATCAAGGTTTACATCAATCTTTTCACCATTCACTGTGACTTGGTAAAGACTGGTATCTTGAGTTTCTTCAGCGTTTTCCGCTTCGGATGCTTTTACTTGATCTTCAACTTTCTGAACTGTTTCTTCAGATTGAGTTTTGGATTGTGGTTGTTCTTCAGTTTTTGTTTCGGTAGCTTCCTTAGTAGGTTTGGCTTCCTCTGTTTTTTTCTCTTGAACAACCTTGTCTGCTTTTGCTTCTTGAGTTTGTTTAGTTGTCGGTTCGTTAATCTTACCCTGATCTAACAATGACTCAACCGCACCAGCAGCACCTTGCACTGTCCTTGTGGACAATAATGGATTTACGTCAGACATAAATGTCCTCCTGTGTTTAAGCTCCCTGATTAGGGTTGGCTTATTCTAACCTTGATGATTAGAATTTCTTTTCTTTAGATTTCTGGAAGTCATCAATTTGTTTTTCTGCTAACTTTCCAGTTTCAAGAATTTCTTTAAAATGTTGCTCTACCTTTTTTAAAACTTGATAGGCTAACCAATATTTTTCTCTGGCCTCAGATTCTCTAACCGCAGTCCTATCCAGCAGAGCTTCTGAATAAATTTTTTTAAGTTCCTTAAACGAATCTTGAAAAAGTTTATTCTGTAATATCTGTTTGGCTTGAGATGATCTGCTCAATTCCTTGAGCCGCTTGTCTTGGTCTTTGCTGTCCATTTATATTTTCAAAACGCTTGGTGAACATACTAGCACTTTTTTCTGCCTGTTCAAGGTTTTTCGATTCATTTGCAATAATCACTCTATCCAACTCTGCATCGGCTTTTATTTTGGTCGTATCTAATTGAGTGTTATATTTTAAAGACATATCTTTAATTTTTGCTTCAAAGTCTAATAGGTCGGCTTGATGATCTAATTGAGCTTCCTTGCTTCGTAAGTCCAGATCAGCAAGTTTTCTCTTGTTTTCTGAGTCAATTCTAGCCATTTCAATTTTCTCTATTGGAGAAACTGGTGGAGGAGGTGGAGGTGTTACCAGTTGTTGTCCTTTAATAGGATCAATAAAATAACTTTCCACTGTTTGTAATCCAGCATTTTCGACCATCTTGGATAAGGTGTTATACATATTTTTCATCGTTACCATTGGATAGTCCCTATGACCTTGAAGTTCAAAAGCCTGAAGTTGTTTTTGTAAAATATTATTTAGCATCACCACTTGTTGTTCCTTTGTGCCTGTGCCTAATCCTACAGAAATTGAAATATTAAAACGGTCTTTCCATTCTGTCGGTAAAACAGGAATATATTCTCCATTTAACTGAATGATTTTTTCTTTATTCTGATATTTAACCGAAAGGGCAAACATCTTTCTAAATAAATCCTTAACGCCTGTTTCAGCAAAAATTCTAACAATTAATTCAGAACGCATTTGCGTTTGATTCATAATAGCATTAATGCCTGTTGCCGTTTTATTTAAACTTTCAGAATCTAATCCTTGATTATATTTGGTAACGCCAGTTCGTACTTCCCTGACTTGATCCAGGTATTCCAATAAAGGAAAAGCCTGTTGTGAAATCGGTTGAGCCTGTATCGGCTGCATCACCTGGTTTGGTGGTTGTTTGGTTCTAACAATTCCTCCAGGTCTAGTGGTAAGAATATCATCCATGTTCACCATGCCATCCATGATCGCCACTCTGTTGTTGTTGGTTAGATACATATTATCCAACAGTTGTCTCATCACTGTGGATTTCATTAACTGGATGTCTTCTACTAATTCAGCCACAGACCTTCCATAAAATCTATGCGGCATTGGAATCGGTGTAACTGAAACGAAAGGAATTTGATCGCATGGCATATTTTCTAAAATATAATAACCTGATGATCCAACCGAAACGACTTTTCTTAATTCGGCAATGCCATCACCGTCATAATCATAACGAATATAATTTTCATAAATTTGAATTTTTTGTGTAGAAGGATCGTTGGAGGTATCATAGGGATAATCTTCAATATTTCTAAATCTTGCTAATTTTTCCATATTGATAATGGTTGCATCAGAGGTTGGTAAATTATAAACTTCGTCTTTGTCATAACCCATTTCAACTAATTGAGTTCTGCTCATTTCAACCCTGTGAGCTACATACAAAGCATCCTCTAATTTAACCGCATCCTTATCAATTAAAAATTCTTCTGGTGGAATAGACTCTACTTTAATTTTACCTTTTTTAGATGTTCGTTTAATTCGACAATCATGGAGTTTAGGTAAAGGAATATCTATATCCATACCTTGTGCTTCCAGTTGATCTTCAAATTGTTCTATGGCTTGATCAGCTTGTTTATCTTCCTTCTCATCATGTTCTAAAATTTCAACTTCAGGATTGTCGGTTAAAACTTTATATTCTTCATCGGTTAGGTTTTTATAAGTTTCATGTTCGACTTCTTCGGTTTCATCATAGAAGATTTTTAGGATTCCATTTTTTTCTACTAAAGCATCTTTGAAAAAATTATATAAAAGGGTAAAGCCATCGTTTTCTTTATAAAAAATATGATTGAGATAAGCGGTTGCCTGGTCGGCTAACGGTGCATCTTCAGCTCTGACTGGTTCGCACTGCACCACTTTGTCTGATGAAGTAAAAACTCTTAATAAATTCGGTAATAAACTTTCGATGGTATCAGCGACATCGGTACTAACGACTTGGCTTCTTCCAGCCATTTCATTGCCTAATGGATCGCCTTGATAATATTTTAAAGATTTTTCCCTTTGATCGGAAAGGAGACCGCCTAGATACCCAATCGCATTAGTAATTTGTCCTTGAAGAATACTTCGTAAGGTTGGGTCTTCTAATTTTAGAATTTTTTTTGCCATGATTATTCAATTATTAT